CCCAGAACACACAAAGCAACAGCAAGATAAACTAAGAATTTTATATTATTATATTCATATTTCAAAATGACTTCTCTCATGGCTGATGACCACTTAGTTACTCTTTTAGGATCGTTTATGGGCCATGCTACTGCAGTCTCAAGAATCCATCCTAAGGTTGCCGAAAGAGCAGAGAGGATTGGACAGATGTTTGACCTGTCTGATTTTGGACCGGACAAGAGGCTAGCTAGGATGTGTAGAGCAGTTAACACACACTTTGCAAAAGAAAAGAAAGTTATGTCTGAGACCAACATTTCATATAGAATGGCTCCCGATAATAATTTACTAGGAAATTATCAAGTATGGGTCCTTTTCAGAAAGATGCTCAAGCACAAGGTTAGGATTTTATCTAAGGAGAAACAAGTATATATGCGAACAAAAGCAACAGTAGAAAATTCTATCCTCTCGTGTAACTACAGGGCAATGGAAGGTGGGCTTGGTTCAAATAAATTGATAGAGGCAATGTCAAAGATGGTTGACCAACTCTCTGTAATGCCATCTCTTGAAGCTGTCCTGTATGAGAAGTTTAAGGCTGCCAGAGCAAGGTTTAACACACTGTATAGAGAGTGGGAGAGATCAGGCTTTGATCCTGATGAGACTCCCATTTGCGACTTCCTTGCCAGTGAAGATGATCATCACCTATCAGCTCTGTCATTCGGTCCAGTCATGCTCATCCGTGTCGCTAGAACATTAATTGCAATGCCTGAACCTCATACACATAAATTGATTTCCCTCTTCAAATCATGGACTAACCTCACTTTAGTTCTACCATCAACAAGTTTACGGTATGACCCTTTATCATTTGCAGAAGATTATCTTGAGACCATCTGGAATGTTGTTGAAGAAGATGTTGATTTCCTTGGAGAAGTTCTCAAAGGTGCTCGAAATGTAGCTATATCAAGGCTTGATAAGAGTAAAGTTATCGGTGTTGATATGTATGCATCAACTCTGCAGACTCTTTCTCCAGCACGTAGATCATTTGCAATTCCAATCCTTAACTTTATGTCATCTGCATTCGTTGAGCAAGTAGATGCTATCAATATGCTGAACTTGTATAAAGCTATTCCTCATCCAGACACCAACCTACATGTTGCTTTCTCGAATATCTCTGGTCTTCACACTCCTAATACTATTGATCCAGAGATGATTCCAAGATTCAGAGGAACCTTAAGACGGGCTATGTACAGAAGTCTGGCTACATCTTCTCATGATGTCAGACTGATAGCTAGCAATACAGCGGCAATGAGATTAGTGGAGGAAGCCAATATGACTCAGAGGTCTATTGCCCAGGTGTGTGAAAAATCAGCATTGGCATGGTCTCATACCACCTTTGAACCAGTTAGGACTATCATGAAGCCTAGTGATATAACACTAGCACCATCAGATAAATCATCTCAAGTGGCTCCGGAATTTTCAGAGGAGGATCTTGAAGACTGTGTAGCTTGGTCAAGAGGCGAAGGAAGTATGAGACAACCTCAATTCTCGAAAGATGCTCATACTCTAAATGATGCTGCAAGTTATCTGAAGGGAGGAGCTGAATTTAACACTAAGAAAGCTGTAGAAAGGTTTGAGAAAGTGATCAGGATGCATACTGCATTCGAGGCTAAGTATCCTGGTCTATCTCCTGAAGAAATTCCAGAGGAGGATCTACAGGAATTTGTGCTCAATAATCCAGATGCAAGATACTTAGTCGGAACGGAACCTAAACTTGGAGAATATCATAAAAAGGTTACAAGAATCTTCTACATGGCTGAACAGGAGCTAAAGATCATTACTCAAATCACTGAGAGAGTGGCTAGACAAGTGTCAAGAAAGCAAAATGGTGTCAGCATTGTTAAAGGATATTCTGGCAGGAGAAAGGACCTTGAACATTTTGCTCAGGCAGTAACCGGATCTGATGCTGAAAAGATGTCCATTTTTCTATCGTTTGATATGGCAGAGTTTAGTAAGAAATTTCCTATGGCTCTGGTTAGAGAATACGGTGAATTCTTAGCAGAAATCACAGGTGAAGACTGGCTTAGAAGGATTGATCTAGTGTTTAGGGCAGCCATTGTGATACATAATTCTAGAGGGTACTTCGATTGGATTGGAGGTGTTAAAGGTGGATTTGAGGGATTTCTTAACTTCATTTGGTCATCTATCCATGCAGTGATCATGGAGATATCGTTGAAGGCCACAGGACTATCTGGGGCTATTCTGACCTATTCTGATGATGGTCTGCTACTCTTCTATGCGCCTGGACGACTCAATGCTGCAGACAACATGAAGAAAGTAGTCAAGATCAAAGACACATATGCTAAATATGGTCTGGTGTTTCATCTAGGTAAGACTCTAGTTAGCAGTGAATTGTGGGAATATTTGGGTGATATCTGTCATAATGGACATCTTCTACCAATGTGGATGAAAGAAATTTCATCTGTTGGTATCCTGAAGAATTCCAGGGGGTTATCTCCTCTGAGAATGAGAGTCTCATCTTTTGAAGGGCAAGTGGCATCTGCCGTGTCATCAGGATGTAATCCATTAGCTGCATATATACTCATGCGATTCACAGTTGCCACATACTTAGCAAATTTCCTGCTATCTGATGATAATCGTCTACTTGAATCTCTAATGATAATTCCTGTTGCCTTAGGAGGAATGAGAATTAGATCTCCCTTAGAACTGTGTTTAAATTCAGATATTGATGTTGTTGCTGAGTTTGTAGCTGACCTAGATTGCTTAAAATCATTAGATCCCACATTAGCAAGAACCATTATATACCATCTTCCAAGTGTTGTTAATGGAGTGAAAGCATCTGCCTCTCGGATTATGATGGGTAATCTAGTATCTTCAAGTCTACCTGATACTAGTGGTATGTCAGTAATCATGCAGGCAATTGACATCATTGGCCACACTGTAGACCCAAAAGTCTCTGGATCAATTGGGTCTCATCCTATCACAACTACAATCGACAATCAGCTCATGTCTGTCCTCCATTGCATGAATAACATTGACCATAAATCACTTTCTAGATTATTGATGTCATTACCTCCCTGGATCAAGTTTACGAAATCTATGGCATTGGTCAGAGGCTCTGGAGCTATCAGACTTATCCCACGTAAAGATTTAAAGGCATTGCAAGCTGAAGACACTAAAAAGTGCAGAGAATCTTTTGCAATCTGGAAAGGCTATGTTAATAGTAATGAATCTAGTAAATCACGTGCATATGATGTTCTGTCTTCTATGGTAGCAAAGGTCAATGGTGCACTACACATTGCCCCTATGAAGAAATCAGCAAGATCATTGATAACAGCAGTGAGTCCTCGTAGCCATCCTGCAATTGAAGTCAGATATTCACCAGGATCAAGTGCATATCCTGCAGCCTTATCCTACATTGAGCCAAGAATTAACTTCCCATCAGACTCTACAACTTTGCACTGGTTTTCTGAAGCAACTGGTGATGTTGATGTATCTGCAGCTAGAAAGTTCCAGGGGGTATGTGCATCATTCCTATCATATTCGCCTGAAGCACTACCATTTTTGAGATACCTTGGTAATCTATTTTCGGTTGATATACCATCTCTCCCTGCTGGATTGGTTAGAGGATTCCACAGGAGGAGTGCTCAGCGAAATGTTAGTACAGACATTAGGCTTGTAATGCCTAGGGCTTTTTGGTCTCTATCATCAGTGAATTATGTAGGTGAAGCATTTGCAAGGATTAGGACCTTACCTCGCGGAGATAGGGTGACCTACCTTGAATCTTGCCGTGTGATGGCTTATTTCCAGTCAATGAAGTGGTCAGCCACTGGTGCTGCTCCATCAGATAGAGTACAGCTGTTTCAGTATTCTACAAATGTTGAAGAGATGGCTCTGTCATGCACTAAGAATGAGATGAGAGCTGTAGCGATCCCAGAAATGCCTAATCCACAAGGGGAACTCACTCAGAGAATGGTTAATGAATTCAATGCAACTATCACTGAGCATCTGAATGAGGCAGAAAACTATGAAGTCATAGATAGGATGGCATGGGAACAATCAGAGAATGACATCGAAGATCTAACATCAATTCTTGTAATTTGC